CCTCTGGGCGTCTAACGCTCCCTTCAGCGCGACGGGCTACGGCGTGCAGACCGCGCAGGTCGTCCAGCGGTTGACCAAATCAGTCGAGAACGCAAAATCAGAGCTCGAATCTACCCGGATGCCCCCGACCTGGCGGCAATAATAGCTCGGGAGATGGCCGAAGAGGACAGATTTTGCGGAAGTTGCCGGACTTGCCATCGCCGGATTCTCGTACAACGGGAATCCGAGGAGCGTGTCGGGCGTGCCAATCGCAAGAGCTGGCTGGAACACGTAATTGCCGGCGGTGTCTTTGAGACGACGGACAGCGCCGATCGAGGCCGAGTTCATCATGTAGCCAGCACCGGGCAACATGCGAGCCGCACCGTCAACACCCTCATACGCAAGCGTAATCAGGTTATCGGCCGTGAAGGCACCGCTGGTGGCCGTTGCGCCAGTAACACCGAGCGTCGAAGCGGTAACGATACCGTTCGGCTGCGTGGTCCCAGTACCAACGGTCAGAGCGTTGTTGACGTTGAAACCAATTCCTTGGCCAACCTGGTCGGCCAAAAAGCCGAGGATATCAACGCCGGAGTCTTCGATCATCTCACGCGAAACCTGCGTGAGATACGAAAACTTGTGAGCACCGAGCGTGATGAACGCGCTGAATGCAGGATCGCTCTCGCCAATGGCACCGGCTTCAGCTGCGATGGTCGCAGCGGAGTAGGTAGACAGACGAGGGATTTGGAGGTTCTCGCCACCGGCAGTCGTCAAGACTGTCGAGGTCGTGAGCATCGGACCGACAAGGCGAGCCTTGAGGATGATCTGCTCGTAGAACGAAGTCGGCACAGGTGCGCCGGTGTTCGTCTTCAGCACGTCGCGCTTCTCAAACTCAAGCGAACGAATCTCACCGCGAGCAAGGCTACGGATAGCCTCGGCATCGTCGTCGTCAGCAGGTGCAACCTCGTCCGTGCGGACGCTGGCGGCAGCAACGTCGAGGCGCTGTGCGCGCTCTTCGTCCTTCGTGATCTGCTCGATGACGCGAGCGCGGTTGTCCATGTCTTCAGAGATGCGCTCGTAGATAACGTTCTCTTCGGCGGTCAGGTCGCGGGACTCGGCGGCAGCTGCGTCAAGCAGATTCTTCGCCTCTTCCCATGCAGTTGCGCGCAGTTCGGTCTGGCGCTTGAGGTATTCGGACATCAGGGTGATCCTTTCAAGAATCAAAAGTGTTGGTCTAACGGATGTCCCGCGCGGCTCCGCATCGGGTGCGCCTGCCGCGGCTCCGCAGATCAGACAACCCAAATAGTAACAGCGCGAAAGCGCGGTTAGACGCGCGAGAACAAAAGATCGAGCTGCTTACGCTTCATGTCCAGCGAAGCCTTCGCCTCGTCACCGATCGTCGTGTCGGCGCGCAACTTCTGCACGACCGACTCGATCAGCATCGCAGCATCTTCGTCAAGCGTTTCGCCGGCCTCTAGTTTCGTGATCGCCGCATCGAGCAGACCCGCGTCGGCACCCGTCGCGGCGGCAAGGTTGTCGAGACTACGCACGCCAGCGCTGGTCATTTTATATGCCGGGTATGCGGTTACGATGCTGACTTCGTGAAGACGGACCTCGCGCAGTTCGCGCGTCGCACCATCCGCAGACCACGAATCGCCACCGCTCGGAACGCTGAATCCAAAAGACATTGAATCAACATCCCCCCTTTTTAGGAGGATCGATAGGTCGATCCCATCGCTCGTCGGTGGCAAATCAGCCTCAACACGCAAGCCGTAATCATCCTCCGACAGTCGCAACGTACCGGCACGCTTCGACGCCAGCACCCGCGTCGTGTCGTGGTTGACGAACATCTTGATCTCGTTACGCGATCCCAGCGAATTGGCAAACGCGCCCGGAGCGATACGCTCGATGAATGGCAACGGCTCAGAATCCGAATTGAACACGGCAGCGTAGCCCGTGAAAGCCATTCCGTCGCCTTCGCCGAGGTCGCGTAACTCGAACTCGTTGACGGTGATGCGACGTGTCTCGACGGCAGTAGTCATAGGCTGAATGTTAGCACCGCGCATGGCGTCACCTTCCTCGGCTTTGATCGCTTCGGCTTTCCGAGCGAACCAGTCGATCGCCGGCTGCGGGTCGAGCGCGTCAATCCCCCACAAATAGAAAGCGACCGCGCCAGCGCCGGGGAATCCCTCAGCCTCGGGATCACGGTTATCTTCGGCGTCAAGATCGACCAGGTGCCGAGCCGCCCATGCGTTCGTCCTGATTACTTTGTCTTCGGATACTTCGCCGTCAGCCATCAGGCGAGCCTCGCGGATCGTACGATCGACAACCCCATCGCCAGACAGTCCAGCGGCGTGATATTCCAAGCCTCGCGCGGCGGCTTCGATGATGTATTCGGGAAGCGTCAGATCGACCGCGCGCGCGTCGAGCTCGCGTGTCGACTTCGGATGCCCCTCGGGCAGCAGATCAAAATCGGAAATATACGCAGGATTCTCCGGGCGCCCTCGGCGCAAGAGATACAGGAAAGCATTGACGCGCGCCATCGACCAGGCTGCACGCGAAATGCCGGGACGATGACTGGTCGAATACGCGCCAGATCCGCGACGATAGACGGCAGCGAGTTGTCCGAAGGTTGTGCGTGTGTACGCCGGACGATCATCTGCTTCCATCGCGTCGTTGTGTTCGGTGACTTTATTGCGTAGCGCCGTTTCTGTCGTCGCGCCTAACTCGACATCGCCGCCGGCGCCGGATGCCGAGCCGGGATCGTTCGCGTCCGAGCCGGTGATCTGGTCCTCGGCTGGTGCTGGTGCGCGATACGCCTCGCCCGCGTCGTCGGCGTCGTCTTCGTGAGGCTGCCAAGCGTTGCAATAATAGGCGCCGTTGACGTACTCGTCCCAACGCTCACACCAAGCCTTGTCGCCCTGCACGTTCGACTCATCATAGAAATGACAGTTGCCGCAGGCTCGCCCTTCGGGAACGTCCTCGGCGAGTGCCGGACGGTAGTTCTCAGGCAGGGCGCGTTCGCCTCCCGGCTCCAGCCCTTCCTTCAGCGAGATCGCCACCATCTGATCGATCGCCTCCTGTTTGGTGCCGTGACAATGAATCACGATCAGCTCCCCGCCTTCGTCCTCTTTCACCGTCGCCCATCCCGCGCAGGTCGGCTCTTTGTCGCTAATGAAGTAAGGCATCCTTACATCCTCTGGATCATCACGCTGACCGAGTTCGTATTCGCCGCGATCCCCCACAATCCCTCGCCAGGATTGAGCGTGATCTGACGCTCCTCTTTGCCGTCTAGGTGAACGCCGGTCGAAGTCGTCACGCCAGAATCGCCAAGAAAAACTTGCTGGCTCGACTCGTTATTATGAACCGTCACGCGCTGCGACATATCATCCGGCGCACACAAAAGCGTCGCCGCCGTTGTCACGCTAATCTGCGCCGTCGTCATCGTCACGAAGACACCGGATACGCCGCCGCTGGATCTTCGGGATCAACCTGCGCGATACCTTGCAACTGCACGGACGGGAGGCCCGTATGCGGCAGGGCGTCCAAGCCGAGCGATGCCAGGGTGGCCGACGGATCAAATCCAGCCTGCACGAGCTTCACGGCGATCGAGGTCTTCTTCTCCAACTCCGTCAGGTTAGCCGCAGCCAGATCGACGTTCGCAAGCGGCACGCGGTACACGTCGCCACCATCCGCCGGCGGCATGTCTTCTAATCGGTGGATGTCATTGATTGAGAGGAACCCGGACTGGATGCCAGTCGAGAAAGATGCGTATCGGCTAGCCTGGTCGCCGCGTAGCAAGCCGTCGACGTTGATCTTCAGGAAGGCATCGCCGGGGATCAGGTTGCTGTAGGCATCCTCGATCTTGACGATGTACGGGCGCAGGCAATACGTCACAAAATGAATGCCGTTCATCTCGACGCTGGCGTACGACATCGCGCCGGGAGTCGTCACGCCCAGCAACGCTGGCGGACAACGGAAGGCGCGCGCGATCTCCTCGGTGGAGTATTGGCGGGACTCCAACATCTGCGCTTCGTTGGGCGCTGCGGATGTCTGCGAATACTTTGCGCCACCGAACAGGACGCCCGGACGATGCGACCGACGAACCGAGCGGTGCTGCTCCTCGAACGAATCAGAAAGATCCTTAGCCTGCTCGCGTGTCAACGCGCCCGGAAACTCAATCACGCCTCCCAGCGTGCTGCCCTGACCGAAAAACAACTGGGCGAACGTGTCGAGCGCCCTACCCAGACCGAGCGTGTCGCGGATCAGATCGATGCGCGAACGTCCCCGCAACTCGCCCGGAAGCAAGAGCTCGGTCAGGTGCATCATCTCATCATGCGGAACAATCTCGCGACCATTGTCGATCGAATACTCGACGCGGCGCGTGACGTTGTTGCGCTGCACTTCGACCTTGCGCGGGTTCAAGACGACTAGCCCAGCGATGCCCTGATCGTCGCGCAAGATCCGAATGAAGGCGTTACCGTTCATCAGCAGCGAGATCAACACCTGCGAGAAATGCGTCGTGCGCGACATGCCGACCTCGGGCAAGTCGAGCCAGACCGGGCGCGGATAGTTCACGCGCTCGGTGCCATCGCGGCGGAACGTGTCGATCGGTAGCGTCGAGATCGAATCAGCGATCAGGCGGACGCAGGCGTAGACGGTGCCGAGCTTGAGCGCCTCGTCCTGGTTCATGGTGACGCCAGAGTTGGTCGTCAATGCAAGCGAGTCGCCGGACGCGAAGATAGTCTGGAACGAGATCGATCGCTCCTCCGAAGTGTTGCGCCCGAAGAGTCCGCCTAGCATTCTTAGTTCCTCTCAGTTGCTACTGCGAACGCGATCATGAACGCTCCGAATAGGATGATTCCTGCCGGCACGAACACCATCCCGACACCA